CTTTACAGTTAATTTAAGAGGTGATGGTTCTAACTCTTTAGATGCTTCTATGGACGTTGGAGAATCAATCACAGTTGCGTATATTAATAAAAATAATAACGTAACCTATTGGAATACAACAGTTCAAGTAGATGGAGTTACAGTAACTCCAGTTTGGCAAGGTGGTTCAGCCCCTACAGGTGGAAACGTTACATCAAATGATGTTTACACATACACTGCAATTAAAACTGCAGCATCTACTTTCACAGTTTTAGCAGCGCAAACGCAGTTTGCATAATAGGAGGATTATAGAAAGATGCCGATTATAGGTTCATTCGGAGCAGGATCAGGAAGAGGTTTTGGACGAGGTGGTTCAAAAAATGAATTAATCGCTGCAACAGGAGGAACAGAAAACACTGTAGGCGATTACAAAATTCACGAATTTACAAGTCCTGGAACACTTACAGTTACTGCTGGAGCAGGTCAGCTCGGTTTAGCTGACTATTTAGTTATAGCTGGCGGTGGCGGTGGATCTGGTCACGGTGGTCACGGTCGAGGAGCAGGCGGTGGCGGTTTTAGAAATTCTTATAATGCTGATGTATCAGGAACTTATCCAACTAATCCTTTAGTATCTTCAGAAAGTTTACCACTTGTAGCAGGGAGTTATCCTATTCAAGTAGGTGGAGGAGGAAATGGACAAGCTCACCCATCACCACCAACACAAGGAACACCATCTATTTTAAGTACAATTACTTCAGCTGGAGGAGGAGTAGGAGATGGCGGCTCTGGAGGAGGAGCTTATTATAGCGGAGGAGGTCAAGGATCAGGAAACGTACCTCCTGTAAGTCCACCTCAAGGAAATCCTGGAGGAACTCAAAACACTGGTGGAAACCATTACGGAACAGCTGGCGGTGGAGGAGCTGGTGGCGTTGGAGGGGCAGGAAGCCCTGGAAGCGGCGGCACTGGAGGACTAGGACTTGGTTCTGCTATTAGAGGCACTACTGCACAAACTTATACTGGAGGAGGCGGAGGATCAACTTTTGGTGGAGGAAGCCCTGGCATTGCTTATGATGGCGGCGGACCTGGGGTTGCTACCGATGGATCACCTGCACCTGCAAATAGAGGCGGAGGCGGCGGAGGCGGCGGCGTTTCAGGAGGAAACGGTGGTTCTGGTATTGTTTATGTTAGATATAAATATCAATAGGATTTAAAAATGGCACACTTTGCAAAAATATCAAATGACAATGAAGTACTAGCAGTACTTTACGTAAAGGATTCAGATGTTCAAAATTCTGAAGGAGTAGAAACAGAATCTGTTGGACAAGCTCATTTAGAACATCACAATAATTGGCCTGCTGACAAATGGATTCAAACTTCTTATAATAACAACATAAGAGGAAAATATGCTGGGATAGGTGATACTTGGGATGCTGAAAATCAAATTTTTTGGCCTCCACAACCATACCCTTCCTGGACAAAAGATATTGCTACAAAACAATGGATTTCACCAGCTGGCGTTGAACCAACTCTAAGTGATGCAGAATTTCTTACTCATAGATACATATGGGATGAAGATGCTCAAGTTTGGAACAAAACAGTTAGAGAAGCACAATCAAGTGGGGAACAAGTAAATCCTTAATTTTAAGATCTTTACATTTTTTAAAAAACATATACATTCATATTCATAAAAGATATGAATAAAAGAATTTTATCTGAAATTGATATATATGATGGTATAGTTGATATGCCTAAATATTTTGAAATTAACAGACCTGAATTAAAATCAGATATATTAGAATCATATATTAATCATAAATCAGTAAGTGATAATAAATTAGATTATGCTTTTTTAGATTTTGAAATACCTTTTTCAAGATCTTTTGATATGTTGCAAAAATATATTTGTGAGTATTTCTTTTTAAAAAATAAAAAAAGTTTAATACATCAAAAATCATTTGGAAATATTTTAAGTACAAATGAACAATCTTTTTCAAGAAGTTTAATAGACCCTCTTGATTTAAGAAATTCTCCTGATTATGTTATGGTTTATGGTGTAGATGTTCAGCCTAAATCAGCTTCTATAGTTATTGAATATGACGACAATAGAAGAGTTAATAGATCTTGGCATTTACCTTTAACTAATAACTATTTTGTTATATTTCCTTCAACTCAAAAATTTTTTATAACAGCGAACACATCAGATAAACAAAATATTTTTTTAACAACTCTTTTTCAATACATATAATGAATCTTTCAAACTATTATTGGTATTTTCAATCTGTTATTCCAAAACAACTATGTAATAAAATCATTAAATATGGAAATTCTTTAAAAGAAAAAGAAAGAATAGCTTTAACAGGAGCAATAGGAAAAAATAGAGACTTAGAAAAATTTCCTCTTTCTAAAAAAGAAATTAAAGATTTAAAAAAGAAAAGAGATTCTAATATAGTATGGATGAATGATCTTTGGATTTATAAAGAAATACATCCATATGTTCACGCTGCAAATAAAAATTCAGGTTGGAATTTTGAATGGGACTGGTCAGAATCTTGTCAGTTTACAAAATATAAAAAAGGCCAATATTACGACTGGCATTGTGATAGTTGGGAACACCCTTATAAAGAAGAAGGCCCAACTAAAGGAAAAATTAGAAAGCTATCTGTAACAGTTAGTTTGTCTGATCCAAAAGATTATAAAGGTGGAGAGTTAGAATTTGATTTTAGAAATACAGATCCTAGTAAAAAACAAAATATTATAAAATGTGATCAAATCTTACCTCAAGGTTCTTTAGTAGTTTTTCCTAGTTTTGTATGGCACAGAGTAAAACCAGTAACTAAAGGAACTAGATATAGTTTAGTAATATGGAATCTTGGTTATCCTTTTAGATAATATGAAAAATAAATACCTAATATTAAAAAAAGTTATTTCAACTGAGTTAACAAATTTTGTTTTTAATTATTTTTTAATGAAAAGACAAGTAGCTAAAACATTATTTGAACAAAAATACATTTCCCCTTTTTCAACTGAATTTGGCACTTGGCAAGATGAGCAAGTTCCAAATACTTATTCACATTATTCAGATATAGTAATGGAAACATTATTGCAATGGATTCTACCTATTATGGAAAAACACACTAAATTAAAACTAATCCCTACTTATTCTTATGCAAGAATATATAAAAAAGGAGATGTTTTACATCGACATAAAGATAGATTTAGTTGTGAAATATCTACCACTCTAAATTTAGGTGGTGATCCGTGGCCAATCTACTTAAGTCCAAAAGAAAATGTAGGTATTCCAGATGAGAGAAAAGGGATAACTGTAGCAAGTAATGCTAAAGGAATTAAAGTAAGTCTTAAACCAGGTGATATGTTAGTTTATAAAGGTATGGAATTAGAGCATTGGCGAGAAGCTTTTGATGGTGAAGATTGTGCTCAAGTTTTCTTACATTATAATAAAGTTTCAAAAGAAACTGAAAAAAATAAGTTTGATAAAAGACCACATTTAGGATTACCAGATTTTTTTAAAAAATGAATTTAGTAAATGATATACCAATAACTAGCGGTGGAATATTTATTTATAATTTAAATATTAGTAAAGATTACAAAAAATATTACACGTCTTTAAAATATGATAGTGACCCTGATTCACAACAAAGTAAAGATAAATCTGTTTTGAAAAATCTTTCAGAAATAGAAAAAGAAATTAATTTAGCTTGCTGTCATTTTATAAAAGAAATTTTACATATGGAATGTGATTATTTTATATTTAATTCTTGGTTTACTTTAACTAAACCTAAAAAAGAATCACATAGCCATATTCATAGTAATTCTTGGTTATCAGGTGTATATTATCCAGAAGAACATAAGGGTTTTAATATTAGATTCTATAATGATAATATTAATGTTTTTTATACTGATGTAAAAAGTTATAATATATACAACACTAAATATTGGACAATAACTCCTAAAAAAAATCAATTAGTCTTATTTCACAGTGGCATTAGACATAAAATAATTAAAAATGAATCTAATAAAAATAGATACTCCTTAGCTTTTAATCTTTTACCAAAAGGAGTTTTTGGTTTTTTAGATAGTAAAGTTAATTTTAAATTTTAATTGTGTAATTTATTTAAATAATCAAATAAAGAAGGAACTTTTTTTATAAGAGTGTCCCAATGTTCTTTTTTAGCATTTAATTTATCCACGGTGTTTTTAAAAAGTTCATTTACTATTTTATCTTCTTTAAAATAGTTTGCGTGTTTAATAGCCACTATATCAGTAGGAGCATAATTGTTACCAGCACAAATTGCACTTAAACCTAAAGTTGGCTCAAATTTAAAGTTGTGAAATTTATCATATATAGTTCTGTGTAAAGTGTTTGCTAAAACAGGATTTAATTTAAATAAATTTTCATCCCAAGTTTTATTAAAATTATGTTTCCAATAAGGAGTATCAGTTCTTTGTGATAAAGCATAATGTAATGCTACAAAAGAAGCAAAATTATAAAAAATATGTCTACAAGCAGTGCTAAATCCGTCCTTATCATATTGATTTACGTTTCCACGTTTAAGAGTACGACATAGATAATATAAAAATTCGTGTACGGAAAACAACCCATTGCTTTCTAACGGTTCTATAAATCCCGCAGATAGTCCAATTGCACATACGTTCTTAACCCATAATTTTTCATAAATCCCTACTCTCATTTTAATATTTTTAAAATCTCCTTCTTTAACTTTTAAATATTTTTTAAATTCTTTTAACGCATTTTCATCAGATACAAATTTAGATGAGTATACATACCCAGTTCCAATACGACTCCACAAAGGTATGTTCCATACCCAACCATTATTATATGCAGTACAATTAGTATAAGAAACTAATTCTTTTCTTTTATTTTTATATGGTATTCTTGTTGCCCAAGCTGAATCATTCGGTAAAAGATCTGTTAAACTTTCAAATGGCACATTCATTTTACTAAATAACTGTGCTTTAAATCCAGTGCAATCAATAAATAAATCTGCCTTATATTTATTATTTAAATTAGCTATACCATCTTCATTTAAATTAATTGTTTTAATTTCTTCTTTAATGTGTTTGACCCCATTAGGTATACAAATATGATCTCTTAACCAAATTCCAAATTTAGTGGCATCAAAATGAAAAGCAGTGTCTTTGTCATAGGTAAAGTCTAAACCATTTATAGGTTGGTCTGTACATTTATTTTTATTTACTAATGACATAATTGGATAAGTGTGGTCTGCATAATCAGAACAAGGTGTTTTAGGATATAACATTTTTTTAAACCACCAATCATTTAATTCAAATGAGTTTCCATTTAAATCAGGTAACCCAAACGGATAATGAAAAGTTTCACCTATTTTTGAAAAATCAGTGAATTTAATACTCATTTTTATACTAGCATCAGTATGAGGAATAAATTGTTTATCCTCTAATCCTATTAGAGCACACCATTGACGAATTTGACCAATAGTGCTTTCTCCAACTCCAACAGTAGCAATATTAGGAGATTCTATTAAGGTAATGTTTTTTTCTGGAAAAACTTTTATTAAAGTAGCTGCTGTCATCCATCCAGCAGAACCACCTCCAATAATTATTATTTTATTCATATTATTTTATAATATTAAAATTAATAGCTAAACTTATTCTCTCACATTTACTTTTAAAAGAATTAACAGAATGATTAAGAGTATGAGGAAACATATAAAAATCACCTACTTCAGGAAAATAATGTTTTTGAGAAATATAACCACGAACCATTGGGCCAAAAATAAAATTTATTGATCCTGGTTTAGAATAGTTATTTATTGCTTTTATAGATTCTTGTTTTAAAATTTTAGGTATATTTAAATATATAACCGAAGAAAAATCACAACCCGTGTGTATATGAGGAGGATTACATTCTCCTTCTTTCATATAATTAACCCAAGCGTCTACTATGACAATATCTTTAACATCATCATCATACCATTTTTGGTATGCATCTTTAAAAGCAAAAAGATAAGGTGTTAAGATATTTATTAATTTATTATGATCCTTTATTTCATATTCGTCTTTAATAAGACCAGCTAATCTTTTTCTCATATCAAGTTTTTTGTTTTTTACACACGTTTGTAAAAGACTTTTAATTTCTTGTGGCTTTATTTTTGTTTTAAATAAAAGAGGGCCGTTGTAAATTATTTCATACTTCATACTATTTTATATAGTTTAAATTAAGAATGACTCTAGTTTCTTTATCAGTGCAAGTTGTTCCCGTATGTTGTAAATGACCATTAAACTCTACGTATTTATTTCTTTCACTTTTAACAATTGTTCCATTTTTAAATTTTGTATAACCATTATTATTATTTAAATAAAATATACCAGTAGTATATTTTTTAGACTTAGTACTAATATCAATGTGCATACCATGTTCAATTTTTTTATGACTTTTCAATAATAAATTAGCCTTTGCTCTTAATAAAGAAAGCCATTTAATCTTTTTTTTAAAACAGTCAATTATATGTATATATGATGAAGATATAATTTGATCATCTTCATAAAAAGTATGGGCTAATTGAAAGTTATAATCTTTAGCAGATATTAATTTATCTGGTAAAACAGGCCCATAATACCAAGGAAAACCATTATTAGCCATAACTCCTTCAACTATGTTAAATTCTTTTTCTGATAAAAAGTTTTTATATATTTTCATTTATGACTTTATATTTATGACATTGAATAATAACATTTATTATATATAAATCAACTATGATAATAGAAAGATTTGCTAAATATTTAACTAATATCGAATATCCAAAAGAAAAAACATCTTGGCATATAGCTGGAATTATAAAAGGACAAAATGCTTTTTATAAATTTGATGTTAGAGGTAGAACAAAGGAATCAGAAAATAGAGCATATAAAACAGGTTATTTAAATACACAGGCAGATAAGATGGTTTTTGAATATATTGATCAATGGATTATATTAGACATACAAGAACTTAACAAATACATAAAAGAAACTAGTCTTAAAGATTTAGAGTTAAATAGTTTGCTATCCAAGCTAGAATGGACTATATTTTTGGCAAAAAATTAGATATAGTGGTTTATTATGTTACAAAAATTGAATTTTAAACCAGGTTTTAATAAACAAGCTACAGCATCAGGAGCAGAAGCACAATGGATCGATGGTGATTTTGTTCGTTTTAGATATGGCTTACCTGAAAAAATAGGTGGTTGGAGACAACTAACTATTGCTAATAAAACATTACCTGGTGTTGCTAGAGCCCAGCATACCTGGACAGCTATCAGTGGTGAGAAGTATGCAGCTATTGGAACACACAAAGGTTTATTTTTATTTTATGGAGATGCGTTCTATGACATCACTCCATTAGATACAGCTATTACATCTTGTACATTTTCATCAACAACAGGTTCAGCAACTTTAACTGTTAATAAAACATCACACGGTTTAGCTGTTGGAGACTATTTTACATTTAGTTCTACATCATTACCTGGTGGAGGTGTTACAGGATATACAACAACAGATTTTAATGACATTGCATATGAAGTCATTACAGTACCAAATGCAAATTCATTTACGGTTACTATGGCATCAAATGAAACAGGTTCAGGAATGTCGGCTCAAGGATCAGTATCTGTTAATCCATATGTTACAGTTGGTCCAGCTTTTCAAACACCTGGTTATGGTTGGGGTACATATTTATTTGGTGATTCAACTTGGGGAACAGCAAGAACAGTATCTGATGTAATTTTATCTCCAGGACAATGGTCATTAGATAACTTTGGACAAATATTAATTGCAACTATTGCAGATGGTAAAACATATACTTGGGATGCCGGAGCCTCTGGTGCTAGAAGCATTAGAGCAACTGTTATGTCAGGAGCTCCTACTAAAACAATATTAACACAGGTATCAGATAGAGATAGACATTTATTTCATTTTGGAACAGAAGCAACTATTGGAAATCCATCAACTCAAGATCCAATGCTTATAAGATTTTCTAATCAAGAAGATTATACTGTTTATCAACCAACAGCTACTAATACTGCTGGTACATTTAGATTAGATAAAGGTAATAAAATTGTTGGAGCTGTATCTGGTAAAGATTATACATTAGTATTAACAGATAGTTCAGCTTATGTAATTCAATATGT